CTGAAATCGGAGTCGGTTTTGCTACTATATTAGTCATAGTAGTGTAAGTGTGAATTGAACCACCATATGATAATTGGTTTGTTCCGGTCATAGGCATTTGTCCACTATCACTCTTACCCTTCCCATCGCTGTAGTTTTTTTGTAATTCTGTTCTTGGTCTATTTATATCAAAATTATTAAACACTTGAACACCGGTGACTTTAGCTGAAGAAGTATTATATATAGAGTTAGGTGTGTAGTCGCAAGGATTAACTTCAGAAGATATAGTCGGAATTGTGCTGATATCTAATACAGTATCGGAAGTAATTCCTCTGAGTTTTAGATTAGTCGGATTACAATATTGAACTATATTTTCATAATAAGCATCGTCATTGAATTGTTCGTATGAAAATCCAAGCTTACCCCACAAGGTTTTAGTTTTCCATATCTTCTTTGCTTTGCTCTTGGAGCTGAAGAAATCTCGGAAACTTGCGTGAATTGAATACTCCGCATCCCCAGTCACTTCGGGTCGGTCTGAATACTTCATTGCTGTTCCTTGAGAGAAATTATATACAATCACGCCGCCAGTTCGACTTTTTGGTCTTTGGAAACTTGATATCATTGCCTTCTGTTCGGCTGCCGTTCCAGTCTCTTGCCCTTCGACTGTAAAATACACTAGATTATCAGTCCCAGCAAATATTTGTTTGTCAGAATTGTAGGTTGGTGGAAATGTGACTCTTATTGAAAAAAACTCATCAGTATCAACTGTGGGATAGCTATTCCCCGAACCAGAGTAAGCTGTTTCTTTTACTGCGGCTGGAACTATCTCAAGAATCTCACACGCCACTCCACCGAAGTCTGATGATTTTGGTAGTCTGTCAGAGCTGTTGCCGTGCGGAGGAGCATCCACTGGTTCTAATTTAGCGCCGACAGTCATAAAAGACATTAATGCTACTCGGTTCAAGACCGCCGAACCATCTAGATTTCTATATATAATAGAATCAATTATGTTAGTCCCATACAAACATCTTCCTTCAATAATTCCCGCAGATGTGTGGTCGGTTATCTTACTATCTCGTCCATCTGCGCCCCAAATCGTTTGGAATTGACTGTAGGGTTGAGCATCGCATATCTGAGAACATCGTTTTAATCCGACTCCGACTTCTCCTTTATTAGTAATTGGGCCCCCTAAAATATCGTGAGTCGGAAGTCTCCAACTCGAATGAAGATTGTTCAAAGAAAATGCTGAGGTATCGGTGTCATATTGAATGTTGGCTTCTGGAGCACCAACCGTCATACTCTTTTCGGCTGCCCCGCCAACTTGGTAATCACTTCGAGCCTTACACCCTTGATTAGTATTTGTCGCTCCTAGTGTTGGGTCGACACAATTATCTGTCGGAACAATATTGAACATCTGCTCACCTGAAATTGTATAAGAAAGTGCTATAGTCTGAAGAGTTAGTCCGTCGGGCAAACATCCTTCTATATTGTTATCCATCATATATCCAACATAGCCATTTCCAGCAATCTTAGTTGTGAAGTCGGTTCTGTTCTTTTTATTGATAGCTTGACGACTAATCCAACTTGTAGCGTAGTCGTAGGCCGAAATTAATGTGTGGTCTGGTATCGTTTGTCCGAATGTTGTTCTTTTTTTTGGGTCTATTTCACTTAAATGAATAGAGTCGGGGCCATCTCGGTAACCCAACGGAGCAATCGTTGTTGAGAATCCTTGAGTTCCTTGATTAATCATTCCATTGTAGTCGCCGGATATTAATCCCGAATCATATGGTTTGTTCGGAACTTTGCTGTTTGGATTTCCGAGTCCATTAAGTTGATTATTTATTAATGAGACTAATTGTTGGATTCCATAAACTCCCTTCGGAACTGTAATTGTTGCTAAGAGTGGTTGTGGAGAGCAATAATAATCAGTATCATCATTCAAAAATATATCGACATTATTTTTAGCTTCAGTTCCGAGAGCAACTATTTCCCCAGCATCATTTTCGATTCGAAATCCAGAATCACCATTGAAGTTTGTCGCTGAGACTTTACACCCCAACGGAATATTACCTTTTTTATCATACACTCTTTGTCCGACTTTAACATTCCTACCTGTAGGAAATGAGTAGAGAAGGGCGCTGACTCCGCCAACTTGGAATATGTCGGAATTTAATATATTTACTGTGTAACTTCCAGTCGTTCCTGTGTAAACGTTGCTGAAATTACCAGTTCCATTAGCATTAATGGTATTATCAATAGCTTTGTGGATAAACTGCGCGGGTGTTGTGGAATCACCGGTTAGTCTTTGCGTTTTCATACCAACGATGTTTCGTAGGAGGCCTTGATTGACGACATCATTATAATTTGTTATGGTAAATGCGTCGGAATTATTCGTAACTTGAAAAATAGCGTTTCTGGCTCCAACGCTGCTCGGCGGAGTAATTGATACTTTGATTGACCATTCAGTCGTTGTGTCTGGAACGGGTGGGGTTGATAAAAGTAACGGAACTCCGCAACCACCAAATTTCAAAGAATCTAAGTGTTGATAAGTTCCTTCAGTTATATTACCTTGAATTCCCCATAATCCAGTTCTACCTTTTCCTCTACCAGATGTAACTCCACTAGCAGCATTATTGAGCAAATCTAAATATCCCCAAAATTGGTCATTCATATCGTGCTTGGAACCTCGTTTTGTTTCCAAAGGGTCTTGAACCACGGGTATTGGTTGTTCCATTTCCGATACGTAAGCATAATAATAAACAGATTCAGTTATGTCTTCTTCAAATTCAATACTCTGACCTGTGATACCTTTTTGGTTGATGAATGCTTGATGGACTGATACCTCGGAACCCATAGGAGCGACAATAGTATCATTCAAATTATAATCCCAAATATTGGTTTGGTCGGACTCATTGTCTTGAGCTGAAAATCGATTTATATCTATATAATAGGATTTGGTTGGATTGCTCATTTATATAATGAGAGATAATTAAAAATGAAAAATAAACAATGATTAACTTGAAACCATTACACTAGTTCCCTTTGGAAGTTTCTTTACCGTAACTACTCTTGAATGTGTGATATAATATGAAACATCCATTTCACCTCGGTAGTCTGGAGCTTTGCCTAATTTATTGTCTGCTTCAACTGAGCCGTCGCCGGTTCCGTTGATTCGTGGCCTTCGTTTGTATTTCCAGATTAATGGACTCCCAGACATAATCGTAGTGCCTCCACCAACAATCTGCGGATTGCCGTTGGACAAGTCAGCACCGAGCGGCTTGTATTGAGCCATAAGGCCATCTTCCATAGGAGCAAGTCGCTGTCGTTCAGCATTAGGGTCGTTGTAATACATCGGTCTAGGAACAACTAAGTCTTCGCCCATAACCAATCCCATCTGATTGTATTGAGAAGCATTGTTCAAAACAAAGTTTGGATATAAATCTAATCCATTGACTTCGAGATTGTATTCTTCTTCATCTACACCGTGAATAGCTTGATGTTGGAGGATTTTCCGAGCAAGACCCATCGAGTTTGGATTTGTAAATGTGATAGCGACATCGGTAAAAGCACCGCCTTGAGTGTTATCATTCAAAGTGACTGTGTTGTTTGTAACATCCACAGCATTAACAGTTCGTGGAGTAGCTAAGTAAGTTCCGACTGAAGCAAGGGCACCGATTGAAATATTTTCACAATTGATGTTTGTAATGACTGCGGCGTTATTACCAGTTCCTGATGCTACAACAGTTGAACCTTCACGTTTTAAATAATCAACGAATCGTTTAGCCATAACAACTGAATGAACTTCCTTACCAGTTTGACCTAATCTGTGTTCGACTTCTTGGAGTTCCTTTGACCTTGGAACTGCGGTGAGCTTCTTTTTAACTACAGCGATTTCTGGAAATTCAAATCGGTAACCACCTTGTCGAGTAGTTTGTTCCAAGAAGTTATTGATGACCGAAGATGGAGGAAGCATATAATCTACAACTAGTTGAACATCTGCGAAACCAACATCTGTGGTTGTGGCTGCGAATGGAGAACCAGTGTCGGCGCCAGCACTAACCAAGTAAGGAACTTTACCCCCAGCAGCGGCGATTGTCTGTGGAAGGTTATTCAAGTTGTAAGCAAATTTATCTGAAAAATTCATTTCGAATTCAAGTTGGATGTTGTAGTCTGTGAATAAGAAGAGTGGAAGGCTTCGACCCTTGAGGCAAGGGAAAATCATAGAAAGTGGAACACCATATTTTTCATTGTTTGCGTGTGTAGAATTAATGGCGAGGGAATTGATAACCGCATTATTTCCGTTGTCAGCAGTTCCGAAGCTACATCCAGAATCATTTTCAACATATACAATTTGACCTTTACCAGTCGCATCAGTTCCATTACCACGACCAGCGGCCACACCATCGAGAACTTTGAGTTCAAGTGAATTTCCGAGATAATGACCTAGAACATTACGTCGCTGTAATACCGACTTGTTAAGATTGAGCATAGCGGCAATTCTATCAACATCTTGAGCATTCTGAACTTCGTAATCTCCGATTCTGAGATGAGCATTCTTAATACATCCGAGGGCACCAGACCAAAGATTAACTCGGAACTTATCTTGATTAGCACCAGTAAGATTTTTTAATTTAAAAGTAAGCATAGATGTGCCTTCCAAGAAGCCAACATTTCTAATAGTGAATTTAAATACTTTAGAAGAATCAGTTGTAGCATTATTAGTTTCTACAGTTTCAGTTCGAATCTCGGACTGCTGAGGAACCTCTTTTAATCCATAATCAAGTAATTCGGCAATAGACATTTTATATATTACTAATATATTTTATTTTTAAACTTTTATAAAAAGTTATGACAAAAATTATTTGGAATCATTCTTCTTTTTTTCCATAAATACATTTGGATTATTGTTTTTCTTTTTTTTATGAGTCTTGGGTTTTTGTTCTTTGATTATATCGTATTCTTTTTCTGGCGGCGGTCTAGGCTTAGGGTCGTCTTTTACTTTACCATCAAATATCTTAGCAGATTTAGGTTGTGGTTTGTTCTTAAATTTGATATCGGGATAGAGTGAGTTCCAAGCTTTGAGTTCGACAGGGTTGTATCGTTTTGTTTTCATTTGCTGAGCTAGATTGTTTGACTTTTTAGCTTTTCTTTGATTAATGTGATGAGTTGAATTTAGGGAATTCATTCTTATATATATAAAAGAAAAAAAGAAGAGATTATTTTTGGATAGTGAAATTGATAACACTACCACTAAGTCCTTCGGATATTTCATTAGATTCTATATCTCGGATTTCTACATCAATATTATTGAGAACCATTCTGTTGTTATCCAAGTCTAAGTTCTTTTGGATGGATGGTTGAAAAGTTCCGACAACAATATCGCCAGCACCCGTATTAATCATTTTGCTATCTGAATATGGAGTCGGAACATCTGCGATAATAGGTTGAGCATAACCTGCTGCTTGGACATTGCCGCCAGCACTCATCTTTTTACTTTGACTGTTCTTGAATGCTCGAATTGGAAGATTCTTTAAGAATATAGAATATGACTCATCGGTGTGTTGGTCAGCATCTTTCTTTGTTACTTTATCTACTTCCGATTCTGGTTGGTTTGGATTAAACTCTAATGAGGTATTAACGCCAACAAATCTAGCAATCTCGGAACTAAATTTCAATTGATATGTCTGAACTAAGGTTGCTGGACTAGCATTTGATGCGGCGCCTATAGGTGAATTTACTCCAATTTTCTCAAATCCAGTGACTTTTAAATTTTCAAATCCTTCATCGTTAACGTGTGCTGAAAAAATTGGACTGAATGGAATCTGACTGTTTGCTTGCTGAGCTTTTTGAGAATCATTCTTGGAAGCATCTACTGGTTGTTTGAAAAAACTGTATGTAAGCCAAGATGTATGGTTAGCACTGTCGTAGACTACATTGGATTTATCGATGAAATTTGATTGCGTGAGGTTATATATTCTGAACTCTAATTTGTCTTTATCGCTAGCAGAAAAACCTTCACCCCAATAGGTTTGAAGTCCAAGATGAATCGATGAGACTGATTCATCTGCTCCGCCGATAAGAGAAGAAAGCGGTGTGCTCCATATTTTTTCCATTCTGTTTATTTCGTTTGAAGGAAGTTCTAAGGCAAGACCCTTAGTTCCTTGATAATTTACAGCTTTGTAAATGTTAAGCATTTTCTTGTCCCCCGCGGCTATGTGAGCGCCAGACCCAGTTATCTCAATTCCCAAGTAAGCTTGAGGAATTGCTGTAGATAAGGCTGAACCCGAAGTGGCTGATGTAACAGCATTTGTAGCATTAGGTTGATATAAGACTGGAATGTGAACACTTGTCCCAGACTCGGTGGTTTCAGATGCTGTAGTTCCGTGAGTAAATGAATTAACTGAACCAGCATTCGTCTTATAACTAGTCCAATCATCTTGATTACTCCCAACAGCACTAGCTATCTCAAAAGAACCGAGTCCAAGGAAAACATTTCCGACTTGACTATCAACAGTCATATTTTGACTGAAAGTGATTAAATTATGATTCTCGGAATTATTAACAAGTTCCGAGGTATATGAAAAATCATACGTTTGTTTCGCCATTCCATAACAATCATAGAATGGGTCGGTCGCATTTGTAGCTGAAGTTTTAACACAATCATCTCCAGCAGCATTAGCAGCCATTCCAAGAACGTGGTCGCCAGAAAGTCCAACCCAGTCTTGAAAGCCCAACACATCATAATCTTTATACCAACCTATAGCTATTGCTGAAGCATCGTGTCGTTCATATACTGGATTGTAGAGCATCATCTGCTTTGGAACTCCACCGACTGCTCTAATTCCATAATCACCATCAACATCGGGGTCTCCGCCGAATCGTTCAGAAATGACTTGTTCCAACTCTTTTGGAGTGTATCCCGTTTTGTTTGTAAGTGGATTAATAGTCGGAATTGTTATGGAATTGACTGTCATAGCAGTGTTGGAGGTTAGTGTATCTGAAGGGATAACTGAAGGCAGAACATCTTTCAAAACAACCTCGATTATCTGGTCAGTTGTAAAATATATGGATGAATTTCTCTTGAATTTGGCGAAGTTCAAATATACTTTGGAATTTGCTTCTATTACTAGTGGTTCTCTGAATCTAACAGAGTAAGTGTGTCCATTTCCATCGGGCGAGACTAAATTTACTGAAGTCATATTTATATATATAAACATACAAAATAAAAATGGATTATAAATAAATTATCAAATGTTGGAACTCTTCATCGGGTTCATCTTGGAAGTGATTTTTCTTCTTACTTAATTTGGGGTCTATTTTAATAAACCCATCATATCTTGGTTTCTTTAGGGACTTGACTTTCATTCTGATTCCTTGTTCGGCGAGTTGAAGTTTCATTAAGAGTTTTTTAGCTGGGTCTCGACGCATAGGTCTTTTTGTTATATAATACCTTCGTCCATAGTTTGCTCCTAATCTTTCACAGTCTTTTCGACCGATTTTGTAACCATTGTTAATTTTAAATATTTTCAAGTCCATAATAATATAATGTTTTATTTTTCTAATTGTTGTTTAACTAATTGACTATGTATGTCTGGCTCTATGCTACAATTGGATTTACAACAAATCGACATCTTACACACGAATCTTTTAAGCAATTCAAACATATTATTTAAGAAGAAAATAATAAAAATATTATAATGAATGACGAAGAGTTAGAGACTGTTGGGACTGTAGTATGTTTTGTTTGTATTGGATTAACTTTATATTGTATTATTTGTTGGGACAGTTATCATAAACCAGCTACGAGTTTTGAAGATGACTCATAGTTCTTACATCGTTTTCACAAGAGTCTGAAGGTTGAGAGCCGCATTGTATTTGACAAAAGTCTGGACAAGTTCCGACTTATTTCGTCTATCAATTGGAAGTAAGGTTGAAGCCGTATTAACTCCTGAATGAACAGTGTTAGAATAATCTCGGTTGATGTAATTAAGTGAATTACCGACACCGTATGTGTAATCCACACCGAGTCCCAAGAGTTCTGGAAACAATTGATTTCCGACACCGTCTGTTGTTGCGACAGCAGAGCCTTCGATACGACCATCATTACCTGCTGTGTAGATACCAGCACTTCTATCTCGGTAATCCATTTCCAAGTTTTCTTTTGTTCTAGCCATATTGGCGCTAGAACGTATTGATTCCATTCCGCCGAGCAATGCTCTTTCAAAGTGTTTTCGGATTTCTAAATCACCCATAATGTTTTCTCTCTTAAGCATCTGGGCTGGATTGATAGAACCATCGCCAAGCTCAACCAATGACTCATAGTTAGGTTGAACCTTGAGTGGGAAAGTGAATGGATATCTGAGGTTATCTTTCTTGTGTTCGATTTGTTTCATTCCTACTGGAAGTCGGAAGTTTGGTTGCTGGTATGCTAAGTTGTTGGTTTGGTCTTTATCCAAATACAAATTACACATCGCTTTTACCGAGTTGAGTTGCGGAGTGTAAGAGATATTATCTTGGTCTGCGTGGATATCGTTAAGTAAGTTGAGCTGAGAGTTGAGTGGAATCTGTGCTTGGTATGCCTTTAATTCTTGCGGAGTCGGAACAACGTAACGACCTTCGAGTTTCAAGTTTCTAAGAACATACATAGTATTGGATAAGTCCATAGCGGCACTGGCGGCAGCATCAGTGGCTTTGTTTCTGAATCGCTGGAACAAAACTGAACTGTCTGGCGCAAGGTGGAGAGTAAGCATAAGACCGTTGGTGTAAGCCTGACCCAAATGAATGTTACCAGACTGGAACAAATCAATATCCAACTTGAGTGAGAATGGAACACCGATTTCTTTGTTGTTGTTTGTTTTTAAATCTTGAGCTTTCTTGTCGGCACAAATTTGAATTCTTCGGTTGGTTTCGTGTGCGTGGGCACCTTGGGCTAATGACCGATTGGCGGCTACACCCCACAAATAATCTTCATCACAGTTAGTGTATGCTTCTCGGAGAGATGCGTATGCTGGATAGTTGTGGATGTTAATTAATTCAGTGTTTGTCTTTTTTGTCTGAACCACAACTTTATCAATAAGATTATGAACTCCACCGTGATTTGGAATATTACAAGCGGTTTCTTTTGCTATAGTTGCTCCATTTTCATTTTCTAATGCGGCATAGTTATCTGTTTCATCTGCTTGTTTTGCTCGGAAAGCATTGTCTGTATCTTGTTGTTTCAATATAAATTGACCAGTTAGAACTAGCGACCTAGTTTCTAGGAGTTTCTCGACTGCTGGAAAAGAGAACTTAATAATTGGATTACTTTCTTTAAATGAAAAACCACCAGCAACACCGTTAGCATTGGAACTCTGAAGTGGATTGTCGTTAAGTGGCGATATCTGAAAATAATTCTTTTCAATAGGCATTTTATATATTACTAAAATATTTTAATTATAGAAAAAGTTTATTTATAAAATAAGTTGAAGATTATCTTTATTAATCATTATGGTTTTTACTGAGAATACGAAGTGAATCATTCGGCAATTTCCTACAGCATAGGCGATAGTTCCGCCATCTTTAGCAGTTGTCTGGTCTCGTGAATTGCTGAATGTAAGTCGGATTTGTGGTTCAGCATCTTTGAGATTGTATACAAATTGTTCGCCTCGAGCGAGTTCTCGTGCGTGAAGGTAAGTGTTGGTGTAATCACAAATATTACCTGCTCGGCATTCTCCAAGTCTTTTCACGTCTTTTCCGATTGATTTGAATGCTTTGACTAATTCATTCATATTGACTACCTTGTCTTCCTTTGCGTCTGGGTTGTATGCTTTGAGTGGATAGAGTTTGTTGTTGATGAAATATTGGACTGAATTAAGCATAGTTTGATGCGGTGGCTGACCATTGAAGTAATTTGGAGAATATCTATCATTTTCTTTTGCTACCGAGATATAGTGTGTGAAGATAGACTTAGCTGCGGATGCTACAGATGTGATATCAGATTGATGACTGAGTGATGACTGAGGAAGATTGTCTAAGAAACAATCCCAAGAGATGTAATCGAACTGAGATTCCTTGATAATACCTTTCATCATTCCTTGTGGAGGGATAACTTGGAGAACTTTGAGTTCAACATTCTTGAGTTTGTAGGTTGATTGAATGGTTGGGTTTTGGAAGAAAATCTTCACAGTAGTTGAAGCTGCTAGTTTCTTGGTTCCTCCAGCAGTTGCGTCGGCAGTAACTGTGAGAATAACTTTTCCATCCGCCCCCGGAGTTCCATCTGTGTTAGAAAATTCACGATGAACGGAATTGACTGTGAAATTCTGTGCTGCTGTAGAAGCACCCCCAGTTCCTTGGGCAACCATCTTAGAACCTCGAACAATTCCGAGAACAGCTGGGTCGTTGACTTGAGTTCCGCTAATCAAAACATTTCTTAAGTCTCGAGCACCTTTATTACCAACAACACCGACGTTATCAGCTAAATCTTCAACCGCAATACCATCACCGAGACTCTCGGCAGTAACTGTGGATGTCTGCGAAGCTCCATCGGCAACTCGCATTCGAGTCATAACACGTTTATCCTCCGCAAAAGTGATTTCAACCCTAAGACCTCCGAAGAGAAGAATAGGAGTGAGTTTTTCCGAGACACCGAAATGAGAGAAGATTCCCGACTTAAGTGGAACACAATACTTCCGAGCAGTAAATTTCTTAGCACACATTTCAGGGTCAACATCGGCAATTTGACTAGTTCCAGACACCACACCGCTGCCCGATGAGATTTGACTGAAAAGCATAGAACCTAAATCTAATGTGCTTCGAGCATCTGTTGCCGAAGAGCCACGCTCAGCCAAAGCATTTCTTTTGTTGGCTGGTGTTTGGACACAAGAGTAAGCTCGGCATTCTGGGTCAGTGCCGTTTTTAAGTTGAGAGTGGGCATTGTCTTCTTCCATATATTGGTTTTCAATAGAACTCCACAAGGAATAGTTAGTAAGTGATTCGAGCAGCTGACCGTTTGCTAAACTGAATATATCCATTCGGTCGATGACCGATGAAGCGCCAGCAGTTGCTGGGAAATTACAGACTCGACTTTCTGGACAAGTATTAAGAATATCGAACGAAAGGTAAGAATCTTTTCCTTTAACAAATCCGATATCAGGATGGATTGTGAAAATGGCTTTTTGTTCCGAGGTGAATTCGGTTCCATTATCAGCAACAAGAGCTATAAATTTTGAATTTTCAGCGACAGACATTTTATATATAACTAATATATTTTATTTTTCTAAATTAAAATATCTCTAATTAATATAATGTCTTTGAAAGAAATAGTTGAACCGATTTATACTCAAATTGATAATAGAAGTGCTCGAATAACTAATGTTGTGATAAAAGGAATTGATGATGTTGCTACAGCTGGAACTAACACTCTTGGAGCTGCGGGCAACTTACTTGCTTTTAAAATAGGAGACTCGGCTGGAGCAAATACCGCCTTAGATATAGTGTCAACTTCGGCATTGGATACTAGAGATACTGGTAATGGAGCTCGAACTGTCAGAGTTACTGGTTTATTCTATGATGCTTCCGACTCTAATTTCAGAAAACCACGAGTTTGCGTTTTTAAAATGAATGGAACAACTGTAGTAAATACAGGTTCTGGAGTTGTTTCTGGAACTAATTTGTTCTGCGCTGTTACTAAAATTGAGGTAGTTACTGCTGGCTCATCGTTGTGTAATGTCGGAACTATTACTGCTAAAGCAACGGGAACGTCATCTGTTTTTAATATTCTTCAGCCGGGTCATTATTCATCCAAATCGATGTTCTATGTTACTGGTTCAAAAGAACAATTACTATTAAAACAAATCCATATTTCTAGTTCTATGGCTACAGCCGCTACGATTGAAATTTTCGAACAAGATATTGATAATGGTTTGAAGATATTAGTTGATAAACTATTTGTGGGGAACACTCACTCGGATATTACTCGACCTTTGAATCACAAAGTCGGTAATCAAAAAGCATTGTATGCTACAATTACTAACTTAGAAACGGTCATTGGCGTTAATCACATATCTGCTAATTTTTCTGCTGTATCTATATAAAAGTGGGTGCGTTTTTACTTAAGATTTTATTTATTTTAGATTTATATGAAGAATTCTAATTCTAATGCTCCAACTACAATGTTAGATATTGGATACATATATAAAATAACTTCCAATGAAGATGACAAAATATATTATGGTTCGTCTAAAGATGTTAAACAAAGAGAATGGTCTCACAACTCAATATTTAATGCGTGTATGACTCAATTAATATATGGTTATAAGAGAGTAAGTGTGATAGAAAAATTATATAACATAAGTCGGTATGATTTGAAATTAAAAGAAAAAGAATATATCGAAAATCATAATGAAGAAGAAAGTGGATTATTGTGTTTGAATAGAAATGTTCCGACTCAGACTGAATCTGAATATCATAAAAAGAGATATCATAAAAATTCTAAGATGTTTGCGGCTAAGCAAAAACTTTATTACTATCAAAACCATAAAAAGGAATTGGCGAGAAACAAAAAATATAGAAAAGGAAAAACTGGAGACACTTGGATGTGCGTTGATTGTAATCAATTACTGTCTTGGACGTCTAAAAGATATCATTTGAAGAGTATTAAACACTTAAACTGTGTAGCCGCCGCCAGTTCCGCCGAGGGTGTTACCCTTAAAAACTGACGTATCAATACCTCCAGTAGCAGCTACACCTCCACCTTGTCTAGCAGCAGCTTCTCGAGCATCGGCGCCCTTTTTATCTAATCCGTGAATTAATCCACCAATCAAAGTTCCGACTCCGATAACTTCTCCGATAATTGGAATAGAATCTAAAACTGAATCCATTCCGACTTTGGTTGCGATATTACCAGCAGTTTGAGCTACTACATTATCAGTTAAATTACTTGTTACATTCGTAGCTACATTACTAGCTTGACTTGCTACATTACTAGCTACATTACTAGCTTGACTTGCTACATTACTAGCTACATTACTAGCTTGACTTGCTACATTACTAGCTACATTACTAGCTTGACTTGCTACTGTAGATGCTGCTGAAGTGGCTGAAGATGCTGCTGTGCTAGTAGCACTAACTGAAGTTGCTGCTGTGCTAGCTAGTGGCGCACCAATGTTAGGAGCAAGGCTAGCCAATGGAGTTGCGACTGCCCCGCCTCCAGTTCCAGTTATAACAGAAGGAGCGACAGTCGGAAGACCAGCAATTCGGATAGCACCTCCAGCAGCTTGAGCAGCGGCGGCATTTACTGTAGCGGTTGTGGCGGTAGCTGCGGTAGATGCTGCGGGCGTGAGGGAAGCGACTGTGCCGGCTGCGGTAGATGCTGCGGGTGCGACGGGTGCGAGGGCTGCGGTAGCTGCGGTAGCTGCGGCGGAGGCAGCGGGTGCGACGGGTGCGAGGGCTGCGGTGGCTGCGGCGGAGGCAGCGGTAGCTGTGGATGAAATTGAATTAAGACCAGCCGTGAATTGAGCAGCGGCGGAGCCTATAGCCGAATTAGCTTGAGCGGCGGCGGCGGCGGCGGCGGCAGCAGCAGCATCAGCACCACCACCGGCGGCTGTCCCCGCAGTTGATGTAGCATCTGTGGCGGCTTGAGATGTTTCTTGAAGACTGCGAACAACCTTCCGACCGTGCTTCCAAATAATCCCAGCAGTTCCGAGGGCACCGCCCCAACCACTTGCTTGTTGAGTTATTGAATTAAATTTATCTTCGATGGTGGATGCTTTCTTGTCTCCTTCTGCCGCATTAACATCATTTTCGTGATTAAGACTTTCATTAAGATTGGACATATATCCCTGTAACTGATTAAAATAGGCCATTGTATATATAATTACAATAAAAAAAAATTGATATTAAAAATCTCATACAACATACAACAAATGAAAATCTATAAATTGACCAGTAATAGTTCCGATTTAGTCTATGTCGGAAAAACGATACGAAAATTGATTTATCGGTTAAGTTCTCATAGATGTAATTTCCATAATGGAGACTCTCATTGTAGTTCGAGAAAACTATTTGAAGCTGGCGGTGAAGTATCAATTGAATTGATTGAAGAAACTGAAGACGAAGAGAGAGAAGCATTTTGGATAAAAGAGTTGAATGCGTGTAATACACAAAAACTAACTGGTAGAACCCATAATCATAATGATAAAGTTAATTGTGTAAATTGTGGTTGTTTAGTTAGTTATGGAAATAGAGCTCGACATAAAAAATCTAAGAAGTGTCAGAATCACTCTCCGGTTCACTAACTTCCGACTTATCTTCTTCTTTTTCTTCTGGTGCCTTTTTATTTTTTGTAGTATCCCATAAGGATTCTTCTTCAAAGTTCCGACGAGCAGTTAAATCTTGAATGTTTAAAAAGCAAAAATCGAACGGTTCTTTCTTGGATTCCTTATATATATTGATGAATTCCTTTTCTGAACCACCAAAAACACTTAGCTCTTGCGACATCTTTTTTAGCTCTATCTCAGGACTGTTGCCCATTAGGAAATACGCTGAAGCATTGATTCTTTGGATAGCATTTAAATATTTGAAATACTGAGATATAATACAAATTGATATCTTGCCTTCTTGATTTTCGTTCCCAATATGTCGGTATTTTGTGGTAAGTCCAGTTAATGCGTCAATGCTGGAACCTGCCCGTTTAACATTCACATTTCCGATAATATCTTCCAACACTAATAAATACTTGGCGTTTGAATCATCATCTTCAACCATTTGAATTATTTCTTCCAACAATGAGTCATTGTAATCTGTGAAAACAAAATCGAATTGTTCTAAGATAGGTTTCATAATTTTATCATTGTATGCTGTGTTCGATATAAGTATCTTAACATCGAATAGTTCTTTGTATGGAAAGTTTGGATTAAAAAAAAGATTAGCCATAAATAATGATTTACCACTTTTGACAGCTCCAATCACGTAGGCTAAGAATGGAGCGTTGGGCAATATATCAAAATCAACTTCGCCGACTTCTTCTTTATCAAGTTTTTTTAAAGGTAGAATCTGAAAATTCTTAGGGTCGTATTCAGTTTGTTTCGACTTGTTCTTGTTCATCGTTCTTATATAAAACAAAGATATTATTTAACTTGGATTTTAACTTCGCGTCATCCAACACATCTTCATCAGTAATAGTGTTAAGATGACCAAGTAACTCATCAAAATCTTCAACATTCTCACATTGAGACAAGGCAGAGTCTTTCATATGTTCCCAGTTGTCTCGTTGGGCTTGTTCGAATTCCGACTTCTTCTTTTTTTCTAGTAATCTCTGTCTCATTTGTTGATTCTTAGTTAGTTCTTTCTTTTTTTCCGACTTGGCTGCTTTTGCCTCGACTTTCATCTTCATTCCTTGTTCTGCGAATTCCGACTCTTCCTTCTTCTTTTGATTTCTTTTCTTTATTGATTCCAACTCTCTCTTTCGTTTGTTTTCTTGAACCTTAGCTCTACCTTTGGCCAACGCTTGGAGTTGGGCTTCAGATAGTTTCTTCTTTCTTTTCTCTCGTTTCACTTCAGCTTCAGATGGGGGTTCAGGCTCTGGACTTGGAGTTGGCGGTGGAGTGTCGTCTTCTTGTGGGACTTCCAAAATACCATCAGATGATTCAATATAGTGGGGTCTAAGTTTATATTTCATATATAAAAAACAAAGATATTATTAAAACTGATAAAACGATTATTCAATATATTATTCTTCTTCAAAATCGACTTTCCCTTCTTCGAGTTGTTCCTTCATTGTCTCATCAGATGTTTTTAGTCTCCAATACTTCAGAACATTTCGGTAAGTGATAACATCTCCATTTGACTTCTTAAAACTCATTGTTTCTTTGAAAAAGATTCTAGTCGAAGTTGATGTCTTCAGATGTTCAATAACTTGTTTCTCAGAATATGTTTTGTTTTGTTCGTGTTTAGAAAGTGTTCGATAGAAATCACTATTCTTGAAATACATCCAAAACTCTTGGAACTTTACATATGAATTGTCGCAAACATCTTTTACATAGTTTTGTTTCAATATCATAAATATATGGTCGTTATCTTCAATATATTTCTTGGTTCGAACAGTAATCGCATCGGCAACATACAATCGACTACACACATTGAATGATGGATTCTCGTGTTCCCATCTCTTACAATATCGAATTAGATAGATGAACAACGCATATTTGAATTCATCTTGAAAATCTAGAGTTTTGTAATATGGATTGGCTTTGAATACATTGGTTAGTTCGTGTCGTTTCTTCAACAGTTCCGAGTCTGTCGTGTAGGTTGATACGAACGGAATATCTCGAAGTCTTCTAAGAATACTATCACCGAGGTCGCCGTTCATCGCACACTTCTTATTGAGTTCCAAGATGTGAGTTCCGACTAATTCTACTTTATCTTCATTAGAATACAACTTCCGAGCACAGATACCTTTACCACCAGTCAGTTCTTTGATTGCTGATAGATTGA